GATGTACACCCCTTTTGCTAAAGATGTATTTATCTGCGTTACTTCTTTAACCCCTCCTATCAACGGTAAATAACTAATTATTTTTTTAAACATTGTTCCAATGCGCTCGGCATCGTTGGCTCTTTTGTTTTTCTCTGTTCTAATCTGTTCAGCTAACGCTAATAATTCATCGTACAATCCCATATCTTATTCTCCTATAATCTTATATATTGTTCTATTAGCTTTGATTTTACCTTTTCCTTTATAAAGAGGATATTGCTTGTTATTATTCTGCAAATACATTACACACTCCTTTAAATATTGATCTGCAATAGAAAAAGCATCATTGTAGGCAATGATCTTTTCTTTCACATCCGGACGAGAGGAATATTCAGAGTCTTTGTTTACAAAACCATATCGAGTAACATTACCATCTCCGTTTTTTACAATTCTTGCGTAGGTATAATAATTTAAGGCTGCTTTAATACCGGGAAAAATTTTCTTTTCTCCGCAATCATCATATACCCCACCTTCAAGTAGTAATTCATATTTCTCAGGTGATTCTTTTAGATCGAGGAATAAAGCATCGCCTATGGCGCTTTTTATATCAATGTATTCCGATTCACGGATATACGTATATATCCTTTTATCATCAACCTGCTTCGATACTTCACGAGTATATCTGCGCACATCTTCAGGCGTTGTTAGATAACTTGTCATTTCTTATGTACTTTAAAGGTTCTACACTAAAATCATTACTCGGATTTGCCACTTCGTACCAATGCTCAAAAATCTTTGTGAAAGCACGCTCAATCATGCGCTGCTGCTTACTGACAATAGAGTTATAATACTCGAAAGCATCCTCTAAAATTTCACCTGAAAAGCCAATTTTACCGATACGGATACAGTACCATGGCTCTTGACCGTAAGCCGAGTATATACGCTCAACTGTACTTGCATCAGTTACAGTAAACTCTTTATCATAATTATTAGCTTTGAAGTTAAGAACTTCGGGCTTTTCCTCTTCGGTTGTTAATTCGACCTCTAATATCTTACCGGCATTGACGTCTCCCTGAAGCTGTACCAGCGTGTCTGAAAAACCGGTGTCATTTGATTCTCTTTCATCGCCATCATCTTTTATGCGCTGTCCCTTTTTAGTAACTATTATTGTTGCCGGCATGAAGTTACAACGTACATTACGATATTTGACATTTGAAAGCCCTTCATCGGTACTCATTTCGGTTACTACACGGTCTGCCCGTGACGCCGGGTAGGTATTCCTCCCGCTTCCTGATACCCAAAGAATTTGTCCTTTGTAGTTTTCAATACCTCCGGCAGCTTCTATTTGTTTTAATACCACTTCTTTCCGTGGATTAAACACGTCTATAAAGTCAATATTGTTCATATCGACCTTCAACGGCTTACCGTTTCTCGTTTTTTTGCCGCTCCAATCCGGATGAACAGCAATCTTGCCAATATAACCGTTGGAATCTTCTTCCATTAGCCTACAGTTCTCAAAAGGGATATTGTTTAGCGTTACTATTTGCCCTAACATGTTGTAATTTACGTGCAATGCCAAACCGTCAAAATCAGCAACGTTCTTGCATACCAGTTGATGTATATCATCTGCTGTATCACCCATCCTGTTTACGACATATTCAGAGAAAGCAACCTCACGAAAGCCGTTACCCTCTATAAAGGTTGCAAATCGTTCGGCACATTCACTCCCAGTAGAGCTGGAAGCAATGATACCCAACAAGGTTTGAGGATAGAGATTATCTTCTCCAAAAGTCTGTATCCCGTATTGCCTCAAATAGCCTACAGAAACACGTTTTGCAGGTTTTTTCAGTGATTTTACATTCATAACTTCGTGAGGTTGCTTTTTTATTCTTTATTATCTTCTTTCTCTTTCTTTGATGCTTCGTAGGAAGCTAAAGCAGCTTTGATATGAGCCGATAAAGACTTGGCTGGAATATTCTTACCATCAATTTGAAAAGCCTTATATTCTTCTTTTAAAGCTTCTGCCGTTTTTCCATCCTCAAAGCCATTTACCAATGCAGAAATCAAGTATTCATTCATTTTGCTTTTAGGAGCAGTACGGTTTTTAACCCTTTCTTCCCAGTTATCAGGAAGGGTAGCGAAGAATTTAATCCCTCCCGGATTACGTGACAAATAAATCTCTGCCGCTTCATCCGTAAGAGTTGCATTCGTGTACATATTAGGGCTTCCAAATTCTTGTAGGAGCACACCGTTTTTTAGGGAATAGTTACATCTTACTTTCATAATGCCATTTCTTTTTAAGTATGTATATATTTCAATTACTGCATCACGGTAGCAGTCGCTACATGATGTTTTTATAAAATCTTTAGAAAAGACTTCCCGGTAGATTATTTCTATCTCCGTTTTATCAGAAGCAGAGAAGCCCGTACGGCTTCTCAACACTTCTAATTTATTAATCACTGTCTGGAAATCCATAACTAAGCTGCTGGTGTTGATACAAGTGTTTCCACCTGTGCTTTGGTAGTATCGTAATCCGTATTAAATAGGAATAAAGCAGATTTCGGGGATTTCGTTTCCTGAAGAGCAACAGCCCATCCTCCGTCTGTTTCCTCTGAATAAGAATCATTTTCCATCGTATTGGCCATAAGTCCCTGATACCATCCGTAAACCTTGAAAGCTTTATTGCCCTTATGCTCCGCATTCTGTAACCCCTTATACTTTCTCTCGAGAATAACTACAAATTCTCCGTTTGTAATTCCGTCAATGATTTCGGAACAAACATCCGGTCCATCATCCAATACAACAAAGCTGAGATCATTTGTAAATGTATTATTGTAAGTACCAACAGCCAAAGCCGTTTTTGTTCCGGTGAATGGTGTTTTTCCCGGTACCACAATCCGATAAGCTTTCTTGCTTTTTTTGAGAACCAACGTCTTTATTACATTCTTATTGGTTTCATCGAAAACAGAAGCGGCAAAATCAATGTCACGGCGGTTAATAATTACGCCTTCTGCTTCATATCCAGGAGTGATCGGATCATCGCAATTTGGCGATATATCCTTTTTAATCAAACTATCACATAAGCTTCCCATAATCCCTCCTTTCTTAATAAGCTAATTGGAATAAGTTATCTTCTCCGATAAGAGTACCTAACTTACCTGTCGAATAGATATAGTTCTTCCGGTCTTTCTTGTCAAACCAAATATCTAAGTCAGAAATAATCTTATCAGCCGGAGAACCGACAAATAATTGTTTAGGAGAACCAAACACGGCACGGTGAGGCATATTTAACTTCGTTCCGTTATTCTGATACTTTTGTATGAAACGATCCCAAATAGAAATACGATAGATCAAATGTCCGTCATACTCGGTTACATCCAAGCCTTTGAATACCTGTTCCCACGTAAGGATAAGCTTGTACTCACGCTTTAAATCTTTTTCCAACGCATCAACCAATGACTTTGTACAGAATACGCCTGACCCATCCATAGATGCGATGCGAGGATCAGCATTATCAAATAATTCATCAAAGATATTAATAGCTACACCTGCCTCACGAATCTTACTACGCTGGAGTGCATACGTTGATTCGGCATTTGCTGCAATGGTAACACGTTGGTTTGCATTTGCTGTGGCAATGGCAAATAACTGTTTGAAGAATCCATTACACGTTTTGAAAAGCTCAACATCTACACCGTCAGTAATGCTTCCGGAATCATCAATATTGGCAGCATCTTTATCTCCAAACCATGCAAAACGCCAGAACATACGCTTAATAGCCAAATCCAATGCAGGAAGAACGATGTAGTCCATGTATTCCGTTGACGTCAAGTCACCGATATCAGTACCCGTTTTCAAGCAGTATTCGGCAATAGTGCCTTCTAATTCTTCATAACACCATTCGAGAGGAATAGACCATTCACCCATATCCCATTCTTTCTCAGCAGCAGCGATAGTAGCTTTTCGATAAATTGGATTACAACCTGAACCGGCCCATCCGATATCTTCCATCTCGCCTATCCATCCCAATTTATCACCTTTGTTTACTTTATTACGGAAAGTGAAGAAACGTTCCAAATCTTCATCCGTAAAGTTTGTCATAATCAAGAGGTCTTTTAAACTCTTGATAGCCCCATTGCTAGGGGTGAGATTTTTAATTTGTTCCCAAGTCATAGTTACACGTTTTTAAATTTGTTCTTTTGTTTTGCTCTCTTTTCTTCCAGCATCTTATCAATTAAGCTAACCGGCTCTTGCTTCTCTGTCTTTTTAGCGGAAGTATTGAAAGCACGTCCTGCAGGTACATAGGTACTGCAATGTTTTGCTAAGAATGATTCACCACCGGCAGCTTTAACGGCAGCCAAAATCTTATTGTCATTTTCCGATTTAGCATTTGCTTTCAGATTTTCGATTTCAGCCTTCAACTCTTCATTTTCTTTCTTTAAAGCCTCATTCTCATCTTCATCGTTAGACGGTTCTTTGATTTCCGTTATCACTCCATCTGTAACGATAACCGTTCTGCCATCCTCCAATACCCATTCACCGTCAGGAGAAGCCGGATCACCAACTTGTATTTCTCCTTCTTCACGTTCAACCGTCAGGACATCACCTGTTGATGTGGTGATTTCCATAGCTACCGCTTCGGAAGTATCCTTTGCTACACCCAAAGCCACACCCAGCATATGAAATGCTTGTGCTACTGTCACTTTTTCTTTTGCCATACTTTTAAAATTAGAATTAAAAAATTTCTTGTCTTTAGCCGCTGCCGATGCCGGAGCGATAACTTGTGATATGAATCCCAATTCGACAGCCTTTTCACCGTCAAACCAATCATTAGTAGCCATCTGTACCTCTAATGCTGCACGATCTTTCCCTGTACGTTCTACATAAACAGCCAACATTCTCTCTTTTTCTTCCTCTAATGATTCAGCAGCCTGCCTTAACGTTTCTGGTGTCATGTCACCAAGAGCAATACCTTCGGGATAATAAGGAGAATGAATTAAAAATTTAGCGTGTTCGTATGCGCTGCGCCTCTCGATTGGGGCGGCCAGAAGAATTATTGTTGCCATAGAAGCACATTTGCCGACAACCTTACATGAAATTTCTTTTCCTGTAGCTCTCAAAGCATCATACATTGCGTATCCTTCATCGCATCGACCACCACATGAATGTAATTCTATGTCAATTCGGTTATCATTAGGGTCCATCCAATCTATGAAACTTTGTACGTCAGAAAAGGACATTCCTTCATCACCGGTAAGGTACCAGTTTATCATTTTATCCTTATCGGCTACAATGTCTTTGTTGATGTATAACTTCGCCATATCTCTATAATTGTTTGAAACAAAGGTATGAAACGGGATACGGCTATACGAATTATCGGGAATGATTGCACTGACACGACGTGACAGTAAAAAAAGGGTGAGCAACCGCCCACCCCCTATATCAGATTTCGATATCAGATGATAGCTTATCTACTATCCGGTAAATAGTCCTTTCTGCAATGTCGTATTCATCCGAAAGGTATCTAACTATGTACGTCATTTTATGCCCTTCTTCCACTAAGCGTAGGTAGTCTTCGTACATTTTCAGATATTTTACATCGGACGCATCAATAGAGGCATTTACCAATACCTCTAACATTGTTTTGTTTATTGATAGCAATTTGTACGTTGTTATAATCATAATTTAGAAAGATTCTCCAATACATCTACACGGTTATTAACTTGATTGATTTCCGAAACGGCAACAACCGGATTCGGCATCATTCGTACCCCTTTAGCGACAGCTCTGGCCAGCATGTCCTCTCCTAGAGTTTGGCTGCTTGTAGCGGTTACGTTGATCGGCACACCTCCGCCCATCATATTAAGCGAGGATAAAAGCGGAGCGAACATTTCCGTAGGTCTTGCAGCTATTACGGACTCGCCATTTGAAAGCTGTGCCGGTATTGAATCGCTCGTTCCTGTACCCGGTCCACTGACATAACCACCTGTGGCAAATTTAGCACTTTTTATTGACTTTATCGCTGTTGCCATGTTAGCAACTACTGTTGCTATACCTGTTGTAATTTTAGCTATGGCATCAATCCATGAACCTGACTTCATCGCTAACCTTACAGCATCAGAAATAGCTATACCCTGATTTATCGCTACGGTTGCAAGACCTATCATCTTAGCTGCTATTGCTGCTTGCTTATTACCTTCGCTTACACTATCAAGCACGGAAACAATGCTATCGCCAATTTCAGCCAATGCAGAAGCTTTAGCCTGCTCTATTTCAATTTCTTTGTCATTAAGCGATTTTTGTGCGTCAAGATAAGCCTGTTTAGCATCCAACTGCCTTAATTTAAAATCAGCATCGCTTTCACCTTCCATTTGATGAAGTGCATCCAATTCAGCTTTACGTTGCTCCAACTGAATACTTAAAATTTGTTGCTCATTCCCGTAAGCTTCGGTTATCCGTTCTTCAAAATCGGCTTTGATAGCATTAGCTGATTGCCGTCTTAGTTCTTCATTATGCTGATTCTTTAAATCTTGTTCTTGCTTCTGGTATTTGGCTATGATTAACAGGCGATCTTCTTCTGTAAGCTTCGTGTTTTCAAGCTCTAATTCTTTTTGGTTCTCTAACTGCTGTAGACGAAGAGTGAGTTCTTCCTCCGAACCTTTCTTAACCGTTGCAAGTTTTAAGGCTATCCGCTTTTGCTCCTGTTCTATCAATGTCTTTATCTCTTCATCGGAAAGCTTTTGAAGTTCCTGCTCCTGCTTTTGCTGCAAAAGTACAATCGTTTTATTTATCTCCTCACGTGCTTTCTTTGTCAGGTTCTTTTCTTCTTTCAGCTTTCTTTGTAAGTCCTCTATTTGGCGGGTATAGCTTATAGTTATCTCTTTTCGTTGCTTCTCTACTCCATCTTTAAGCAATGAGAGAATAGCATCCTCCGCTTGTCGTACAGCTTCCAATTCCTTTTGCTTGGCTTCTTTTACTTTATCAGCCGCCTCTTTAGCTGCTTTCTTTTTAGCTTCCGCTTCTGCTTTTGCTTTTGCCGTACTTTCCTGAATGATGGTATTCTCCTGTTCTTTCAATTCACGTGTCTTATCAAAATATTCTTTTCTTGCCCTATACACATCAGCTTCCAGTTTTGCAAGTTCTTTATTTGTTTCTGCGTTGTTGTCTGCCCAACTTGACTCAATTTGAAGTGCTTTCAACTTTCTTTCAGCAAGCTCTACATTTCGCTTCGATTGTTCCTCCTCTAATTTGTTCGCTTGACGTACAAATTTCAATCGTTCCTCTGCCGTATACTTCTCTTTGTCTTTTGCCAAAGTTCTCAATTTGGATACCTCTAATGCAGCTTTGGCATTTTGTACTTCATCCTCTCGGGCTTGCTTTTCAAAGGCAGCCTTTTCTTCAGCAAGAGCAACCGCTTCTCCGCTTGCCTCATTCATTTCTTTTATTTTATTTCCTATACCGGGAATAGATTCTGCGATCTTTGCTAGTTTAGCGAAAAAGGAGCTCGCCAATTCAATCCCGCCTAACAGCCAGCTTCCTATTTTTTGTAATATGCCCAACATAAAATTAAGAGCTCTTGATATCGGAGCCATTGCTTTACTCCATCTGTTCATAGATTCCTCGCTTGAGCTAATGGCTTTCTTTAAAGTCATAACAGCTAAAGCAATAGCTGCTAGAATAGCTACAATAGGATTTTTAAGTAGGGCCATCAACTGTTTAGCGAATGCTGCTACCGCCGCTTTCCCTGCAATAAATGCCTGAGACATGTTATTTATACCATTGACAGAACCGGCTATGCTTCCCAGAAATCCACTTTGTACCCCTGTTAATCGAAGTAATTCGTTTTGAAATTTCCCTCCTGCAGCAGATGTATCTTCAAGCTTATTTTTAATCTCCTGTATATGTTTACGCATTTCTTCGCCTTTAGCTCCTTTGCGTTCTTCATCGGACATTTTCAGGTAAGCGGTAGTTAGTTCATCCAATTTATCTTTTAATGGAGAAAGAGCATTTTCAAAAGCTTCTTGGTAGCTTCCTACATTTCTGTAAAAACGTTGCGTACTTTCTTCCGCTTTTTTGATTTTATCTGTTATGGCATTGATATGTATCTCCAAATCCTGACCGGATGCAGAATTACGCTCTGCTTCTCCCATTTCATCATACTGCCTTGTAAGGTTGGATAATGAAGCACGTAAAGATACCAAGCTTCCTTCTTGCTCTTTTTCAGCTTTAATATTGTTCTGAATTTCTTTTGAAAGAACACGAACTCCCTCTGTATATTGAGCTGATTCGGCTTTTAATGCTGCTATCTTTTCGTAATATTCCTGAGATTCGATTTTTCCCTCTTTCCATCTTGCAGTAAGCAATGTTTCCTCATCCTTTAGTTCTTTGACCTTAACGTTATATTCAGCTATGCCTTTGATAGCTTCATTATATTGAACTTTGATATCTAATATTTTTTCTACTTTATCGTTACTCATGGCATTTATAGTTGTAATAATTTGCACTCACATTTATTATTCTCGTGGGCTTCTATCGTTACTATCGCATAGTACCGGGCATATTGCGACAGATAAACGGGAATAGTCAGGTCCAGTGTCATTAATTCGTAATTTGACAGGTAGATATCTTCCTTTATCACTTTGGGGCTGTTTACAACTTCCCTGTAACGGTTGTAATTGTTATCGAGAAGGTCCGCAAAACTTAATCCCGTAAACACGCCTTTCGACATCCCGTTGTTGTTTTCCTCAAGTAATATTCTCGGTTGGCATTGTGAATACTCCAGTTCTTTTGTTCCGTCATCATTGTTTTTGTATGAGTACAAAGGAATGACTGCCTTACCATCCAGTGTGTCGCTACCGGCAAATGGAAGTGTAACCATATCTTTTTCTTTATCCAAACTATCATCCGAAACCCTTATCTCTCCGTCATAGTTACCATTTACCGTATCATCCTCTTTGTATTTGAAATAATTGACACGGGCAAAATCGGAAAGGGAGAAAGTCATTTCCCTAGGTGTACTTCCTATTCCCGCCTTGATTAGCTTGTTACTCCAATCGTAAGCTTTAGACTTGTTATTGTAGATGATATCCAGCGTTACAAGACGGATAGTATTATTGCTTCCCTCTACCGGAATGGCAAACAGCCCTAACATACTGCATATTGCCTTTATGAAATCAATCTGTTTAATGTTTGGAAGATTGGCGGCAATCGGATAACGTTCTCCTGTATATACTTCATCACGTGGAGATAGCCGTAATTCAATATTCGCATAGATGTTCGTAACATTGACAACCACATCTTCCAAATACTCTTTATACCCTATACCTAAAAAAATAGTTTCATCCTTTTCTATTGAAAAATTACTTCCCATACTATATGTTAGTTCAAAGCTCGTATCAGTACCGGATACATAAGAGGGAGGCAATTCGTCTATGTATTTTATCTCGTTATTGTTAGTTAGTTTGTTTATATGCAAATGTACTCCAGTAGCACTTGGAATGCTTTCCCTGTCTATCCTGATAACAATGTTTCCATACAGATTAGATTCTTCGCTATCATGGAGAACTCTGTATCCGTAAACATTCCGCCAGGTATAGACATGTATCAAAGTTATTTTTCCGTATTTGCTTTCCGTGGATTCTCCCACAAATTTTAAATCAAGTCCTTTAAGCCTGGGCTGTTCGGTGCTTGATGCAGCGAATATATCTAACTTTATGGGAGATTCATTCATAAGCTCTTTTGAGCCTTCTTTGTCAATAAGCGGAATCATAAGCCTGTTGATGAACTCTTTCTTATCATCGGGAAAGAGTAACACGATATTGTTATCTGCTTGTATCTTATCCAATATCCAGCTTACCTTAACGGCCGGATGATAATATACATTCTCATTGATGTTGCTGTCTGAAACATACCTGATACCGTTGTCTACAAGTGGTATGAAGAAATTTCCGTGATCGATCCCCGACATCTGTTTGTTCCACACGATAAAATCGTTACCGCTTAAATCGTTCAGGGATTCACCTCTGCCGACCATATCTGAGAAACGGGATACATTACCCCATATCAGGGCTAGTTCATAGACATCGCTTGTAGCGAGCAATACGGCAAGAGCGTTCTTTACGATCTGCAGACCGTTCTTGAAATACTGCGCATAGTGCTTACGGTGTGTAAACCGGCTCTCATAGTGAGGCAGCTCCGCATTGTCAACGATCCTTTTATTATTGGACGTTATAGGAACTTTTACCGTATAGCTCCTGTTACTGTTGATCTTGCTGATATCAGAAAATATGTTTGAGTTATACTTCAGGGTGATACCTGTATCACTGCCTAAGTCCAAACGTTCATAATAGCCGTCTGTTTCGATTATCAATTCTTCTTTCATAATTTCTGTGTTATTAAAGATGGATAATTAATTACCATTATAAAATCTTGAAGGCTTCTGTTCTCACGAGCCAAAGAGCCCACTTGCACGTTGACAGGACACCAAACATCTTTCCCGATATCATCCTTTCCTACATACCAATCAATAACAGGGGACATATAAGCTCCTTCCAGGAAGTCAAATTCTGATTGCGTTACAAGTGATACATATATCTTTTGGCTGATTATAGCGTCTTTTCCCTGCTGCCTGGATACACCTTCAAAGCGTCTATCTTCTGCCTGGTAATCTATCGGCATAGTTTCTCCGGCATTGGCTGTATTATTGGTTCTCTCTCCGGATTTAAATAAGTAATATTGAATGAACCCGTGCTTATCAATCCATCTTAGATATATGCCATCTTTGCAATCATCAGGTATAAGTTTTATTTCTATCTCGGTCTCTGCCGCTCCGTCAAAGGTGTAATCAAATGTATCATCGAATGTTCCTGAAGCTTCGTCACCCTCTATCAGTATCATACCAAATTTTCGTGGGTTGAAAAGAGTAAACGGATCAATCTGATAAACGATTTGCGGTGTATTCCCATTGAAGCCGGTATACCCGTTATCATCTTCTTTTTTATAGATGCTCCCGCCTGCCGATGTATAAAAGGAAACAGTAAACGGGAAAGCCCGGAACCAAGTTACCACTCTTGAACCGTTAAAACGCTCTCCGACACTTATTGAACCCCACATACAAAATGTACTGAAAGAGAACAACACTTCGCCATTCTGTCTTAAATATATATCTATCTTTTTCCCGGTAGCCTCTCCGAATAGGTTTGCAGAATTAAAAAACAGGCGGGTGATATCCGATATATTCAATGAAGCGATATTGTTATACGGTTCTATCGATATGCTATATACCCTGTCACCATACCATACTTCAACTACTGTCGTATTTGATGATCCGGATAATCTTATTATCTCAGGATTGAAACAAAAGCTTATCTCGTTAGGATAGCTTATCTCTATGCCGTTTATATTTGTTGTTCTCATCTTGAAGCGTTTATATTAATTGATTCAACTTCTACTTCCAAAAGGGTAAATATCCTGTTTGAGATGTTATTCACTGTTTTTGGAATCTCTTTACTGTATATATCATTTATGCCACCTTTCCGATAGAGTTCCGTACCTTCTTTCTTTATTTTTTTAGCAACGAAATAGGCGAATGTTTTCGGTTTCTCAACCTGAATACCTTTATCGTGTATCCATTCAAGTATTTTCTGATAAAACCCTTTAGGCACTTTTCCCGGTCCACGTCCTGTCTCCAACACTCCGAAAGCTTGGCGACCCCATAGTATCCCACCATTATCATCCATCTGTACTTTCAGACTTCGGATTGTCCTGCCACTTGCAACCTGACGGGCACGTATATGATTATCAATGATGCGTTTTTTCAACGCCTCCAGCTCATCCTCTATAATATGTAATGCCCTATCGTTCTCCATTGAAATATCTGTCTATCGGCTTACCATAGCATACCACAAGCCCTTTGGTTTCTCTTAACTCTAGTTCTATCATAATTCCCGTAACATTGGCATCCAGCTTATCATAGATCACGGAATAAAATATTTCTTCTTCTATATCTTCAAACAGGTCACTCTCATTTACCCGAAGAATAAATTCTTTGGCAATATTCTTGCAACGCTCAACGATAGCATTGTTTTCAAGAGAATCGAAATCGAAGTCCGTTTTATCAAGAAAAGCTATCATACAGTTTTGGAAATCCTTTAGCTGTTGTTTTCCTAACTTCAAAGTGCCGGAAGCAGGAAGAACATTCACTATTACCGGGAATTGTTCTTCGTCCAATCTAATGTTAGCGTTTTGCCAACTGTCAAAAATGTAGTTAACCCCTTTGATCTGTTCGGCAATGCTTCTTATTTTTTCTTCTACTGTTATCATCTTTTCTCTGCTATTATTTTTTGTAACCTACGTTGATAATTCATCCGCTTTGCATCCATATCCAGACACTTATATACCCTTACCCATGGGACACGCTCTACCTGCTCGTGATTCGTTATTCCCATACGTGTGGCGTAGTAATCAATAAGCCCGAATAAACCAAAGTTCAAACTTTCACTACCGGCTTTTATTTCTTCCGGTGTTGGTTTGGTATTGGTAGTTGCAAATACGCTGTTGATGCGTTCAACTTCTTTCACTACCCACATGGAAAAGCCTATTACTTTCTCCGCATCGGCATTATGTATGTTCTCTTTCCCCAATCCAAGCAATACCTCACATGGTACATATATCAGGCTGACAGTATCGCTTATCGACTGCAATGCAATAAGCTGCCCCATAGTTATATCATTCAGTGTATCGGGTGTTTTTACCTTACACACGGAGTATGGCTTTCTCAAACGTTCTATCTGCTCCTTTACTTCTTCAACAGGAGCAACCTTACTTAATATTAAAAATTCATTTACTGTCATATCGTAGCTACTTTTGCTCTGGCTTTCCCTGCTATTGGTTTAATCCTGAAGAACATCGCCATAATTAATACATCGAGATAGTCAGGAGAATGCCCTAATATATCTTTCATTTTCTCTTTGCTGATAATGCCTTTCTTTTTCGTATCTGCATCTATATGATCTTGCTTTAATACGCCTAATTCTTCTATGATACGGTCTTTTTGTTCTTCGGTGCATATAATCCTTAGCTTACGGTCATTAATCAATTCAGCGAGCTTAAAAGCGCATTCAGATTTAATATTGTCGTATTCAGGATTGATAGGTCTTGAACCTCCGTGAAATTCTTTAATACCGTTCAAATAGCTTTCCAAGTATGCACCCAAGCCGTCAGAATCGGCAATAGTCATACTTCTAGGAATACCGAATTGAACCATCAGTTTTTTTAGATCGGTTTCAATACTTTTACCCGTACTGTATTCCTGATCGATTCGTATGGTACATACATTGCCTACCCAATGTCCGGCAATAAATCGGTCACGTCCTTTCATTGCAAGGTCGGTAGACAAAGAAGGCAATCCTGTCGGCTTGATGTGTTCATTTGTGAACAGGTCACATATTGCATCATATTCACAAAGGGCTGACGGGTCATCATCATACTCCCAATTACCGAAATACAGTCGTTCCTTCGTAACCTTATCCTTTGTGTTACGAAGTGAGTCGATGTAATCTTCCGTTGCAAATGGATTATCCTGTACTAAAGCTTGAATAAAAGCGTATGGAGCTTTTAATTTGCCCTCTTTCCATGGTTTGTAGAAATCACGATATAACCAATTCTTTTTAGGATTACAAGTAATTAATATTTTACCGGGTATATGATAGACATCATTCAAATGCCGACCTATACGTGTTTTCAAAACTTCAAAAGCCAAAAAATGCACCTGTCCGGCTTCCTCAATCCACCCCCCTGTGTACTCTTTTGAACCAAGCCTTTCATACATCGGGTCTTTCTTTGGATAATAGGTAAGATCAAGAAAGATAATCTCTGAACCATTATCGAAAGATATACCGTCATTTGTCTGCTTATAAGCTGTAAATCCATGTTTTTTGGCTACCTTGTCAAATGTTACTGAAATAGATTCACGGCTATCTTTTAGACTGTCACGGCCAGCAAACCAACGTGTACCGGGAAGATTGTAAGCGCATTGCATAAGCCATTCACAGCCCAGCCATGACTTACCGCCTCCACCGGCACCACCGTAGCATAAGAACTTTGTGAAATCATCACGAAGATAGTTATATGCTAAACGCTGCTTTATGTTGACCTTTTGTTCTTCCATCACTTATACTTTTCTGCTTCCGGTGTATAAGGTAGAAAACTGAATCCTTTAAACTCTTTGCCCGCATTGGTGTGATCTAACTCCTGTTTATCAGCGAGCCCTAATTTACGTGCAATGATATTAGCATTGAAAGCTCCGACACATGCCCCCTCGAATTGTTGAGTTTCTATTGTCTCCTCCACGCGTGTGATGACTATTAAAAAATCTTCATCCTTATTATTTTTACACTGCTCTTTAAAGTTTCGCCACCACATCGACGAAGCCCCTACATATATGCAGAACCCGGTTAAAGAGTACGGACGTGAAGTAGGTGTTATTTCTCTCTGCGTTTGCTCTTCATTGACCACCTGTGTTTTCTTTCCTACTTTCCTTTTTACGGGAATAACTTTTTTAATAGCCTTTCTTGTAGTCCACGGATTTTCATCACACCATTGAAAATACTCGCACGCTGCTTCCCATAAAAGTTCAGGCGTAGAAAAGAGCTTATCTCTTCCATGCTTACTCCTTAACATCCAAAACTGATTTCCTTCCGGTGCTGCCATCTATTATAGTTTATTGAAAATTGGTATGATGGACTTATCTAAATTCCATTTCCTGTTATTTGGAAGAGGAAGTGTAAATTCGTACTGCAAAGCTTTTGCATATTCTTCTTTAGTTGCTTTCCTGTCATTGATAGAAGCTACTTGAAATGATGAACCACGTAGTTCTCTATCCATGCTTATTTCAGAACCTTTCTCGTATATACTGAACGTGTCACCGATATAAGTTTTGTTCAAACGAATAATATCCTGTGTAGAGTGGTAATGTTGAAAGTACCATTCTCCAAAGCGGAAATTAGCCGTAAAATTCTTTTCATCAAGAAATACTGCTTTAGACCGATAATCGTGTGTTTCCTTACGTTCAGAAGATTTTTGAGCAAACAGCAGAGGAATACCGGACCAGAATATCATACCTCCTGTTTTACATAAGGCTGATAAAGAAAGAAGCACATTCTTTTCATCTTCTAAAGAGTTAACCGAATTCAATACACTATCACATATAACGACATCGTACAAACCATATTCGGATAAACTTCTGCATATTTCTGAACAATCTTTTCTTATTTCTGCTTCATCAATGATATCTGCTCCGTCCTTACGATGAAAAAACTCGATAGCATCGATGTGGAAACCTTTCTTTTTCAACATGGTTGCATAGTCCTTTTGACCTGCGCCAAAATCAAGTATCCTCATTTCTTTTGTGATATATGGAATAACCTGATTCTCATACAAAGTAGAATGACTTCTTCCACTGGGTATTCCATTCTTTTCACGTAATCGTGCTTTCTGGGCAAATGACTGAATATACGTTCTACGTTCTAAATGAGAATACTCGAATACTCCGTAATCTTTAGAAAAGTATTGAAGTGCGATACCCTCTTTATTCTCCGGAAGAACATAAACAAGTAGGTCCATCCCTAAAAGCTTTACGGTTTTGGCATATACCGTTGAAATGATAACCTTTCCCGAATGGTCGCATACAGCATTAGCGAATTGTCCGTAACGGAGAATCATTTTCGTTAGGTCTACTACCCTGGAATTGTTGCTTCCTTTGGTTAATATGGTGATATCCTTGTTTGGTATCGTACAAAAGCTGCCTTTAATCCCTGCAGGTAATTTTACTGTAATTTCCGGTTGAATTTCCGAAACTTCACATTCCGCATAATTATGTAATTGGTTAAAGCGTACTTCATCAGTAGAATTTACTCCATCCAAAACAAATGCCGGTACATTAGTGTAACCAAGTAACTTCATAGTTTTGGTACGTTGGTGTCCAGCCATTATGCGCATATCTGACTTACGGACTATGATAGGTTTTATAATCCCTAACTCTTCAATAGACCTTTTTAAATTCTCTTGTGCTTCATCGGTAAGTAAACGGGGGTTGTACTCTGCCGGATTCAATTTTGATATATCTACGTATTGTATCATAAGCCCAAAAGATTATTTACGAAACCTATCATTACTCCGTTTTCTTCAAGATAATCCGTTGCACGCTGCTTTAATCCGGATAATTCTATTTCACTGACAGGAATACGATATCCGTCAAAAACAAGGTAATTTATATGCGCTCCTGCTTCGTAGTTTTCATTGCGAAGTACGTTATGAGTATCATCTATACTATCATCAAAATCGTTTATCTCAGGAAAGCTAATGCCTTCCACTCCCCATTCAAGTAACTTGTCACAATCAAAATCTAACAACTTAGCGACATCCCACTCACCATTACTCACATTGTCACGGATCATTATTTCATGCTCCTTTTCTTCTGTCAGATTAGGTATAAGTACCGTAGGGACTTTTTCCATACCGAGTTGTACACATGCCTCATAGCGTTGGTTCCCGGCAATAATGACAAATTCACCCGTGCGGTTTGACAAGATGATAGGACGTGCTTCGAAATAATCCGGATTACTTTCTATTGATTCTTTTAACTTACGTAGTTGTTCTTCCGATATGCTTCTTGGATTTCCATCAAACTTTTTTAAATCCTCTATTTTCCTGTAAATCAATTCCATTATTATAAAGTTTACATTACGAAAATAAAGATACCGAATAATCCTCGAACGGACTATCCGGTACTATACCAAGTTACTGACACGACGTGACAGTGATTTTTTTGAGTACAAACAATAATTGTACTTCTATAATGAGCTTAAATTTAATGATTAATACATATCGAATAAGCCTACCATAATAAACCATATAATAAACGTACAGGAAAAGAATCCATAAACAAATACAGATAGTCTTTTTACAACTTCGACAGGTTCTAACTCTGAAAGAAAATTCCAAGCATTGAAGATACCCACACTCATTAAATAGGCACCAATGAATCCTATAAGTATAATTAAAAACTTCTTCATATCTCTTTCGTTATACGTTAATACTCGGCATTTGCCCCACTTCACTATAATAGCTAAGACTTTCATTGATAGATGTAGAGTGCCCATTTATCAAATCAACCACATGATTCCATGAACGCATGACATTTCTATCTAAACACGATTCTCTTTTAGGAGATTCCAGAGCATTGGCTACCATTCGAAGAGTATCGGCTATTTCTCTTAGTTCCCAAAGAGGAACGTTTATTGTTTTATCAGAATTACTCATTTTTTCTTTGGTTATTAAATGTATTTATCCAGTTCTTTTTCTAATTTTTCTCTGTCAACCTCCGGAAATATTTTAAGTACGAGGGAAATTGACTTACAATAATTACCTGAATATTCTGCGGTATCCATCAGGCGTAAGACCATTGAGCAGAATACACTTTTTTCGTCTCTTAAGTTGCGACTTAATACTGATTTTGATAGTCTGATAATTTGTTTTTCTGTTTCAATCATATCTTTTCTGGTTTAAAATTATTTTTTATGGCACTGTACGCAGAGTGCCCCTGATGGGAAATTATACATGCCTTCCCCATTTCCGAATACTTTGCCACATTTAGAACATCTTTTTCTTGTGTCTAATTCAGGAGATAAAGCCTGTTCTAATGTCAATGTTCCTTTATTTGGGATACCATCTACGTAAACATCACCTTCTAAGTTATTAGCTATAATGTATTCTTTTGCTGCTTCAAGTGCATCTTTCCAAGAATTAAAGCACTCTGTAGGTTCTCCTGCTTCGTATGAATAAAATCTGTCTCCATTAGAATCTATCTCTTTCTGCGTGATAGGTCTTCTAATCTTATCGTTACAGAAATCGCCGCAACTATCATAATACTCTACTGACACATAATAGTGAATAGCTTCGACACACCTTCCACGAAAAGTTGTAAGGTTGATAATTATCTTTTTGCTCATATTTACTTAAATTGATTATTATAATTATTGAATGCTTCTCTGAAATTTTCCGAATACCATTTACAAAGAACTTCATTTGTTACAGGTCTATCCCACCATCGATATTCAGCATAAAGTTCCTCTAATCTTTTATGGTAGCCTGGAAGATACCTTTCAATGAATTCATTTAATTCCATACTATTCTCATTTTTAGTTTGCTCACCTCATTTATAAGGTGAGCAAAAGTTCATTACTTCTTTTTTTCAAACAAGTTATAATCTCTCCGTACAAAGTGCTCAGGAAGTTTATCACGATCCAGTTTTAGTAGGGTGATAAGAGTATCTTTCAGGTAGAACTTTTGCCCAGTGTCACCTTTTAGCATTTCAAAGAAACACTCTGCATCGCTTCTCTCTTTTGCATTGTATTTCTTTCCAGACATAAGCCCAATCTTATACAGATCACACGCACCTCTGGAGAGCGTAATCATGGAATAAGCAGAAACAAAATCCACAACTGGCTCAATGCTGGCAAATGTTTTATATCCAGCCTTGTGAAGATCTACCATAGCTCGGATCCGTTCTTTTGTAGAGGCTGAATTTCCTTCCAGTTCATCGTGTCCTGTTAGGGTAAATCCTATTGCCAGAAACTTTTTCCATGATGGATGCACCTCAATACATAATTGATCTACCCAACCACCGACACACTTAGTAAGGATCTTAACAGGAACATTATTCTCCATTGCAAAGCATATAGCCTCCCAGTGTAGTTTATGTGTTTCCTCCAGCATCGGATCCGTTGTAAAGCTAAAGAATAAGCCATGCTGCTGTAGCTGGCTGATATTCTGAATAAGCTCTTTCTTGAATACAGCTAAAGCATCTGTTTCGTCCTTAAAACACATTTTTAACTGGGCTTTGTTTTGTCCCATAACATTAGATAGGATCCCCTTTTTGCAGTAGCAATACTCACACATATTAGAGCATCCCACATAGAAGTTACAAGCCCAATAGCTATATTCTCCAGCTTTGCCAGACGGGTTATATATAGCCTTCCCGTTAAATCGTTTTTCGCTCATATCTGTACTTTTTGAAATTCAATTGCATTCATATTCTTTACATTTATTGATTAGTTTACTAATTTCTTTCCCGTGCCATGAGCACCAATAGTATGGCTGGAATAAATTGGGCGGATGCGTGCAATATTTACACGTCTCGCATAAATGGATTTGGCGCATATTTATTTTAAATTTGAGGATTTAATTATCTCCTGATTTAATCAGCTTATATGCTTTCACGGGAAATAAGTCATTATCTCGCGCATACATAAATTGCTTTCCAATATGACATTGACAACCATTTTTATCTACACATAAAATAGTATCAAAACGCTTATCATATCCACCTAAGTAAAATGATGCGTTATTTACCCATGACATAAATGTTGGGAACTCGCATATAAATTCGGCTTCAATAGTTACTTTCATATTTTCTTTCAATATACTTGTCTTTTATTATGGTAATTGTTCTTGCATTTGATGCAGCAGAACTTCTGTTGATAGACTTTCTTCACGAACTTCTTACCGCACATAGGGCAACGGCATTCTGCGCCAACCTTAGCCTTTTCATTGCGTCTCTTCGGTGCTTCGTGACTATTGTTAAGTTCTTTAACCCTGTATCGTTTACTTTGGTAGCTATAATCAGTGCTATCGTGATAGTCCCTACAACCTTCAATATCTGCGAGGTGATATGCTTCTGTTTCGTCATTCATAATTCTATTTTTTACTTACCGAATCATACACAAGCAAGATTCTATCGCATTTCACTAATCCGTGTAGCTCTTTGCGTGTACTCTCGATATTATCCGTTTCAATATTTCCTACAAATATGCTACGGGCATTTCCCGTAACATATTCTACTTTTTTAATGATATATTTCATGATGCAATTTTCTGACGTATTAAGTTTATATTCTTCTTTACAAGCCCAATAATACGGTCATGGTATTCGGTATTCTAGTTACAGACACCTCGTGACTGAACTATCTTGAGCGTCTTGATATTCACCTCTACCGTCTCGATATGCTTGTCTCCTATTATGGCTGAGAGAATGAGAGAATCAGGTTTTAAATAATATTCATTCGTGAATACGCAATGGTGCATGATATCACCTTCCTGAAGAAATTCCTGCACGCTTTCAAGTGCCCTGACCCTGATAAGGCCATCCGTAAACTGTAATCCGAAGAATTTGCTTTTAAGTTCTCTGAACTTCTTTTCGTCTTCTATCGCTTTCCTGCGCTTACGCTCTTTTTCTTCCTTTTCCTGAATCATCCGCTTTTTAGCAACCAACCTATCATGGGCTTTTTTAAGATTAGAAGGACACACATAATGGGAATTACGAAGATCCTTATGGAGATAAACGAGCAAATCCAAATAATCAACCCACGTCTTAGGATCCTTTACTATATACTTGTTCCTCATACATATCCTGATGGACGGCCAATAGCGTTCAACCACTCCACGCCAATCAATGCTATATCCCAGCAAGTCATATTGCTTCGCTTTAAGAAGCGTTTCCATCTTTGGGTTTTTAGGAATAAGGGTAATAGCCTCAAGAGGGGTAATCCCCTGTAACCTGTGGTCTATCCCATAACGCCTGTACTCAGGCTTAAACTCCGAACCGGGATGCAGCTTGTGAGGATAGATATCGTATCTGACATTGGAAGAATAGTAATGACGCCTGTATTCGGTACGTATTTCCATGTCTCCATTCCAAGAATCGCAATACCAATTTATCGTATGGTTACGGGCTACTATCGTATTCTTTCCGTTGGGAGAAATCCAATGCTGGAGTATTTCCTGGATGAAGTATCTCGGGGCTTCACCGACTCTGTAATACGCCCAAATCTCAAAATTACGGATAACCTGAAACTCCCCGTAAATCCCGGCAGTGGCAACATACACATGCTGTTTGTCCGTTGTACGTCTTGATTGCTCTACTTTAAGCTTTGCGCCGCAATGGGGACAGACAGCCCTTTTACGTCTGACGAGTTCCGGAGAAAACTTCTCTCCGCAATCCATACAGATAACCCTTGTCTTGGTGGCATAGCCTTTATGTTCCAGGCATTCTACCTTAGCCCATGAAAGCATTTCGTTCTCCTTGTCGGGCAAACATCTGCTTTGCCCCAACACCTCAAATTGAAGTTTCGTTCTTGGTTTCATAGCTAGAATAAAGTCATTTGTTGAACATCGTTTTCTTTCTTCCTGGCAGGCTTTTTCTTCATTGAGGTGTATTGTTCCTCTGCCAGACGTTTGATAGCTTCCTGACGGGCTTGTTTCCTATCCTCTTCGGTCAGCTCAACAGTATGATTGACCACTACTTTACAGTCGATAGGTTTGCCTGCTTTTATGTCCGTTTCATCGTAATAGTGGACCGCCATCGAAAAAACTTCTTCATCTGTGAATCCATTGCATCCGCTTTTCTGAACCGTATTCAGGATGTAAGTTATACATTCGTCTATGCTTTTCTTGGGATTGGCATACGCCACGGCAAACAATTCATCATCCTTTGACCTCGCTTCGAGATACTTTTGGATGGTACTTTTAAAATGATCGCTTGATTTCATAATTTAGAGTTGAAAAATTACTATCCATTTTATTTTTTATTACGATTGATATTGTATTCGCAAAGGAATTTACCTATATCATCACTTGCAACATCAGGTGAAGGGCTATTCTCTCCATAAATAGCTTGAATTGCATCCTCATTTCCACCATACGCCATCCAAAGTTCTTCCGGCTTATAGTTACTCGGAAGCAGTGGGAATAGTCGCCTAAACGCATTATAATCGTTTTTTGCTTCTTCTTTTAATTTTTTGATGCTTTCCACTCCACTTACCATAGCACAGGCAGCATCATTAATACGGGAATAACTTTTTTGCTTCTGTTCCCTTATTTCTTTCAACTTAGTATCAATTATGGTATTTTCTCTATCGATACAGAAGTCGTGTAAGGCAACCATAATAGCCTGGTTATTTACTTTGCTGCCCCAGACAAACTGCCCACGGCTGCCGTTTTTTAGCTGACTGAAGAAAAGGCATAGCTCGGCTAAATTCAAAAACCAATAACTTGATAGTATCGACAACGATGTTTCCGCTAATTGCGAGGCTGTCAACTCAACCCCTGCATATTTGAGAACTGATTGCAGATGTTTTGTGATTATATCGACCGATGTAGAATTACCGAATACACGGTTTACATCCGACATGGTTGGTATTCTTTCATCCCCGGCAATATCAGTTAGTGAAGCATTGAAGCTTAATTGTGCCATTGTTCCCGACCAATTATTTACCAATTGGGATGCTGTCAATCCATTCTGTAAGCTGGCTTGTACCGGTGTCAGCATCTTTGTCCCTGTCTCGTCCCGCTTGATTAGCTGGGACGGTGATAATACAACCGCCATTGCCTGTTGAAGTGTTTTCTCCATTTAACTGTAACTTTTTATCGGTTATCCAAAGATTCGCACGGCTATCCCATCGCTCTACTTTTACTCCGGACGCCGTGCGCCATCCCAAGCTTGTAAAGTGATCGTAGAATATTTCAGCCTGTTGTTCCCAATCAGGCAGCTTGTTTTCAAAATAGGTTTTAACTTCTTCAAGTGTAGGAGGAATAAACTCTGTTTTTTTACGAGAGCCTTTTTTAGTTTCTTCCTCTTCCGGTGGAAATAACTCGTTAGAGTTATTAATAGTCTTATTGTCTTTATTCTTATTCTTTATATTAGTGTTACCACTTATGTTACCTTTTATGTTACCACTTATGTTACCTTTTATGTTACCACTTATGTTACCTGTGGAAACATAAGAGATGGAATAAGATGCGCCATTTCCACGTTTATTGCCTTCTTTAAAAGAAATCAATCCTTTTTGTTGTAATTTGTTGCGCAGGTCACAAATTGTTTTGCGTGAAAGACCAAGTTCAAACTCGATATTTCTCGTCGGCAATTCGAACGGACTAGTCCAGTTTCTCGAGTTACATTCTTTCAGCAAATAAAAATAAAAATCCGCTTCGTAACTTGTCATCGGTCTAGTACGCCTCACATTCCAAAAATTATTGATTAGTTCTATATAGGTCATTTAAGATAGGCATTTACTTCGTTTATAAATTCCTGCAGGGAGTGACAAACAACGTACTTGTTATGGGCGCTTTCTGCCGCTCTCTGCCATTTGATTTGATTATCGCTCTGTATTCCTTTAGGTGTCTTCATTTCGATACACAGGGAAGCAAAACTTTTTTTAGGAATAAGCAGTATCAAATCCGCTACTCCCTGTATTACCCCTTCGTACTTCATACGTGCGCCTGTCTTTGCATCACGTTTTCCACCATTCGGTACGGCAAACATTAGTAATTTCAAATGTGGATATTGAATCCTGAACCATTCCAAACAATCATGCTGTATCTGGCTTTCGGATAAAGGAGTAGTCTGTTTTCTCATAATCTGTTACCGAATAAGTTCATAGCCATATCGACCACATTCTCTTTTACCACATCATCGGTACCGGTAACACCGTTGGCTATATTCTTTTTTGTCTGAATAACCTGGTACATATATTCATCTATTGTATCTTTACCCAGATAGTAATAGCAGTTCACGTTGTTTTTCTGACCGTTACGGTGTGCCCTGTCTTCTGCCTGTTCGCAATCACTGAATGTCCAAGGGAACTCTATAAAAGCGACACGGCTTGATGCTGTGAGCGTTAAACCTGTTCCTCCGGATTTATAGTTCAGGATAATAAGTTTGCAATCCGGATTGTTCTGAAAAGTATCGACCGCACTCTGTTTCTGTATAGCGGAATCATCGCCGGTCACTGTCACCGCTTTCGGGAAAAGATGCTTCAATTCCAAAACAACCTCTTTCAAATATGCGAAAACAATAAGCTTTTCACCACCATCTATCACATCATGTACAAAATCAGCGAACGCCTTTATTTTACCACGTGCAGATATTGACTTCAATATACCCATCCTAACCATTACCTCACCCCTCAGTGCTTTGGCGATCTTTTCATCATCCGCATTTTTATAATTACGCAAATATTGTATAAGGTCATTCTCGGCACGTTGGTACTCCAAACGGTTGGTTATTTCAACTTCAATATACTGCCTTGTCTTATCGGGTAACTGCGTTAAGACTTTAGACTTTTCCCGGCGGAAGAAACAAGTATTCCAAAGCCGCCAGTTCAACTCCTTTAAATTGCTTGATTTTCTAGGTCCGTCACAATACCGGTCAACAAAATACTTATAGCCTCCGAAATCTTCCAAGCGTCCCATTATTTTAAGCTGCTGTATCAGGTCTGTATTATCGTTGACAACTGGTGTACCTGTCAGCTCCAGGATAAACTCCTTTCCTTTACAGATGCCTTCAACAAACTTGCTTTGCTGTGTCCTTGTAGACTTGCACTTATGGGATTCATCTATAATGATGGAACGGAAGAGCGAAATGCGTGGATCGAAATCTATGCTTTTCATGGTGAAACGAACATCATCCCTTACATTGCGTACAAAGAACTTTTTCAATGATTCGTAATTCGTAATGAAGATATCGCAACACTTTGTTTCATAGAAACGCTGCCATGTATTTTTGTTCTTATCATCCAATATTAAAGCCTGTTTTCCAGCAAACTTCTTAAACTCACGTTGCCAATTAATTTTCAATGCGGCCGGACAAATAATAAGGCACGGATACGCTTGTGCTATCGTAACCGTGCCTATCGCCTGTAATGTCTTTCCAAGTCCGGGCTGATCCCCAAATATACACCGCTTATGTTGCAGTGCATAAGCTATACCCTCTTTTTGATAATCGTATGGCTCTAACTTCAATCCATGTGGGGTTTCAAGCTTAGGCATTGCGGGAATGGAATAGTCATTGTAGGTTCTCGATGTTTCCCGATGTTGTACCCTGCTGCAATATCCCTGCTCTACAGCCCAATTAGCCATTATCCTCACATAGCTTTCATCTTTCAGAGATACCTTCCACGCTTTCTCTTCGTTCAGGTACGCACTTTTGATGTCTGCAAATACGGAAGGAATACGCTTTACGCATTTAACGAGTAACGGGTGATATTGGAATGAAACAATGAAGAAGTTAGGTGTTTTGGTTATACAAATCGGTGATAACATCATGCTGCTGTTTCTTTAACTTTCCTTTTCCGTGTTTTTTTGTTGGAGACTTCAAGTTTCACCGTTGCACCGACCTCACTAGCTATTTTTTCCAATTCATTTTGGAAACTGTCGATATTAGCTTCCGGTACACTGTCCGGTTGAACATCATTTACCGATTCATCAAACGGTAGCTCCTGCTGTACCACTGCCCATTTTTTGTTGAACAAATACTCGTTTACTTCATAACTGCAAGCTTCAATAGCCTGTTGCAGCTCAAAAGCATACTGATACTCTTCATTGTCGTTGCTGAACATTGTGAACGGTGCATTCAGGTTCAGCACTTTCTTGCTCTTCAGGAATCTTTTACCTGTCAATGTTACCCCTTCGCTATCATCATTACCACCGATAGAGTAACCGGTTACCTCGAGGACGGAATATATTTCATCCGTAAGCTCGTCCATCCTGTCGGCATGTGCAGCCTCTTTCTGTTCGCATAGCATAGTAAGGTGAGGTACAAGCTCACGAAAAGCGTTTGTAAGGTCTTTCGTTACAAGATTTTTTCCCTCTACGGTAACCGTGTCACCGTGCTCGTTTTTGTACATGGCAACCAAAGTATTATCTTTAGTTACCTTTGCTTTGATAATTTCCATTATTACCTCCTGTTTTGGTATTCGTTAATAAATTCCTGATAGTATAAATCATCCGGAAGGGGAAGTGTAATCCCAAATTCGGTTGCCGCATCTGCCTGTACTTTGTTTAGAAAGTCGGTCATTTGCAATGTATTCAGCTTAGAAGTGCTTCCGGCTATTATTTTTTCTTTCCCTTTTATAAAAGCCGTTCTACGTAGGAATAGGTTACAATAATAATCGTGAACGTCCTGTTTGTCTGTGCCCGTTTCCTGCTCTATACAAAAAAACCAAAGCCACATTAAAGCATTTTGGCTTACTGTTCTTGGCTCCGTATAGCGTTCTATCTTCAAACGATACTTTCCGTTACGTAGTTGGGAACACATGAATTCAAAAGACTTGCTTAAAGCGACTTGACCGTCTTTCTTCGTTAGAATAGCTTCCTGTGACATTAATCTACAATTATGGTTTCTTTATAAGCCTATTATACCTTTCACTATTGTTATCTCCAAAAATGCTTTGTATGATAAAAACTTCAGTTTCATTTGTTGGCACAACCTCTGAACCATCTTTCAATTCTATTGACAACCAAGTATCGCCATATTTAATTTTATAGACATCCGATACACGAAAAGAAACAGCATCAATATTTAGAATACCATTCAATGCGCTTCTAATCTGCCTTTCCTCTCCATAACTAAGGTAAAAGCTATTATTCCTTTTTGTAAATATATTAAAAAGACTCTCTGGTAGTATTTCATTAAGTCGATCATTATCACATAAAAAATTTATATACTCTTTTATAGCTTCAATGTCAAATTTGGATATTAATTGAGAATAGAATTTATCAGCATCTTCTTTGGTGTCGAAATAATAATCCTCTTTTGATGGAGTATAAAACTCATCTTCACCTATGCATGAAGAATATAAAATGTTTCCTTTTTCATCTACAATAACATCCTTTTCTTCGGGTTCGTAAAAGCTGCGAACTTCATACTTTCTTACTTGTTCAAGTTTCATATATATTTAATTTTAAGTTCTATTTTCTATTCTCCAAATATCTTTTTATCAGTTATCAACTCTTTATTAGCTTCCAAGAACTCTATAAACCTTTCAACGTGATTGGTTAGTAGTTTAACCGTTTGTTTATGGTTATAAGTATAATATTCCGGGTATTGTGTACCGCTTATCAATGGTGTTCTGCTGGTACCACCTTTTAATTGGTATGCTGTATACTCAAAAGCCTTTACATTTTCCATTTGACCGGAAGTAATTAAGCAGTAAGGATAAACATGCCGTTGCCATCCATGCTCGTATTTTCCAAACTCATATTTAGACGTAGATTTGATATCATAGACAATATCACGTTTTAGTTCGTCTATAAATCCGTATAATTCCACATCACCGTATTTCGTTGGAAGAATAGCGGAAACAAATAACTGGCTGATTGAGCCTAAAAAGTATCTGGATTGCTCAATACACCAAGCACGATCAAAAAGGAAATGCCTTGCCGGTGCAATATCCGTAGCAGGAAAGGATACCTGAATGATATTAGTTTCTTCATCACCAATGATGGTATATGGATTACGATCGTCAGGTACATGTTTTTTGTTATGTACGTAACAATCAATAATAGCATTGAAAGCCGTGCCTTTGTCTGCCGCTTCACTTTCAAAGGGTACACGGTTGATTGCGTCAAGAAGCTTTTGCTTTAGGTCCGCCTCGATTTCTTCCGGAGAACGTTTGTATTCTCCGGTTTCATTATCGATATTCCAAAAGCTTTCTACTTCTTCCTCAGCCCTCAAATACTTTTCAAACGTATCAAGCAGTGAGGGATAAATCTTATAGTTAGGCTGCTTCATATTTCTTAGTCAGTTTATTGAGTTTTAAACCAAGCTTCTTACATTTCTCATTTAGAAGTATTCCGGCTTGTACTTTACTGTCAAAAATATGTTGGAATCCTGCAATACGTTCTATCGCATCGTTTGCAGACTGAACATCTGTCACCATTTCAATATTGTCTTTAATAACATCTATCAAAGTATCATATTCGCTAGATAACTCGGTCTGTTTAGCCTGATAATCCTTATATGTTTTGATAATGTTAGTCATAAAGTCATTCTTTCCCGTAACGGTACCACTCGTATCTATAATGACCGGAATTTTAATGCGTGATGGAAGATTACAGGTATTTTTTCCATAGAACTTTTCACATGGATCGAAAGAAATGGTTCTGTCTTTTCCGATAGCTTCCATGTATCCGACCAAATCAAGCTCTTTAATCAGGTCTCCCGCACTTGATCCACCTATTTCAGGACGGATTTGTTTCTCATCGCCTACCTTTTCTTCACGCTCATGCGCTACAAAAATTACCGACTTTCCCATTAGTGAAACTTGTTCCACAAATTTTATAAACATGTTCTTTCTAACTCCGTAGCCCGGTAGTGATAGAGTACCATCCGCCTTTCTCATTTTATTATTGGTAGCCATGATATATTTATCCATAAAAGAAAGCATCTTTCCTACGGTATCAATGACAATAGTATCGAACTCTTTAACTTCATCGGAAGAAAGAACCTCGTTTGTTTCTTCCCAAGACGTGATCTGTAAAGTAGGTACACGGTGTGCGGCGTTTACCCTGTGTATGCCTCCGTCGTAATCAAATAGAACCGGATTAGGTGAAGATAATGCAAGTGTTGTCTTTCCCATACCCGGTTGTCCATAAATAAGTGCTGACAAAGTATTCTTAACGGTCAGCTCGTTTGGTTTCTTGATTAATCCCATAACAGTGATTTTTAATGTTAGTAAAAAAGTAAATAAAAAAAAGTTCCCGGATAGGTGGCCAGACCACACCGGGATTGACTGATATTCAAAGTATAAATCACATAAATGACGGCTTGCACGTCACGGTGTCCTTTTCACCGGCATTGTTAGTTTATAATTAAAATTTATAGAGGATTTTCCTCGTGGACGGCAGGTGAATCGAACACCCCTGAAAAAAGAATCAGCTCCGAACCGCCCGATTACCACTCCATCACGTGAAGTGGTCTGTTTAGTCTGTTTTTTGTTGAAATGTTCCTACGCTTAGGGTTGTAAAGTATGCCGGAATCGAACCGGCAACCTTACTACAACTATATAGTAGTAGCAAGACCTTTTTCATACTTCTTTAGCTTTTTGAATGACAAGAACGGCATCGCATTAATACATCAGAAGCATTATAATAATCTCTTCCGTTATCTTTAGAAACCATCCTTATAGCACCATTTTCCGTTAGTTCTTTTAGTTTTTTAGGACCACCTACAATACGTTCACTTCTACGTTTTCCAAAATATTCTGAATCCATGTTATGAATTATATTTTTAACAAGCATTGCTGCCAAATCATCATTTAACAATGCCGTACGCAGTTCATTATTATGCTGATAATCCATAGTCTACAAAATCAAAATCGTTAAAATTACGCCTACCAACTCTTATAACACGTGTAACATTCGCCCTACCCTGCTGCATACATTTACGCATATCAATGTGAAAATCTCCAGTGATTGAAATAACCATGAACAACACAGAAAAGAAAAATTCAATCCCATGTTTACGTATCTCTTTTAAATCAAAATCCTTTTTTAACCTATCACAAAGCATATATAGCATTAGCTCGGTTTCTTTGGAAATCCCCAACTTTCTATATATGGTTCTTTTTTGAGTTTTTACGGTCCAAAGGGATTTGTTTAGGTTATCTGCAACCTCTTTATCTTCTAATCCTTTACAGTATTCTTTTGCCACAATGAGCTCAGCATGCGATAGAGGATTCATGAAATACGTTTAACAAAATATGTTCTTTTGGCTTTATCTACTCCTAAAACTTCCCATGTTTTCTCTCCAAAAGAATCATTCTGCTTAGCTGATTTTACGGCATATAAAGATGTTCTTTGTACATCTTTGAATCCGAATATTTGTCCTTTTTCCATTTCTTCAAAAGAACCTCTTAAATCAGAGGTATACTTCTCAACTTGCAAACCTTTTGTTGCAAGACTTTCTGCTGTAACTACAGGTAATTTATTTGCCATAATATTTAATTTTTAATTGTTTCAATAGAAAAGCCCCGAAGCGTATTCTCCAGGGCAAACACAACACATCTTTAGCTACTTCACAGGAATACTTATATAGTCTTTCGGCGTCTTTTCCGTCGTGTCAGCCGGAATCATTACCGGCAGCCCGTGACTTACATAAGCCTTTTCTATTCCTGCTTTTGCTTCTTCCATCCTAAAGGCTTGTGGAGAAACCCCGACTCGAACGGGGACGAGCTTTACTGCCACAAAGCGAGAGCCCCAGCATACGTTCTGTGCGTCTACCAATTCCGCCACTTCTCCAAATAAGAAAGGTGTCCTATTCTCACGAACAAAACACCTGAAATGAATAAACCTAAAAAATCCGCATATCCTAATCCACAATAAGAATTACGCTTTTAATAACGTTCTTTAAGTTATCGTATTTCTCTTTCATCTTAGTATAGTAACCAACAAAATCAGCCTTTTCCTTTGCTAACTTCTCTGATTTCTCTTGCAACTCCTGTACTAACCGTACCAAGTCTTCCTGGGCCATTCCTTTTAATTCTTCAATCGTTTTCATGCTTCATTTCTTTAAATAATATTCTTGATAGTAATAATGTTCCGATTAAAACGATAGCTGTAAAAGCTATATTCACAAGTTGCATGCTACTGTATATCGTTACAGCAGCGTAAAACATCATAATCGCACAAGCTACGAGTAGGATGGAGATAATAAAAATAATTTTATTCATAGTAATATGTATTTATTGTTTTGTGCCCCGATAAGCTCTCTCTGCTCTTCTCGCCGGAGTTATCAGCTACTATGCTTCACTGCATAACCGTTCGGGACATGTGTCTCATTTCGCCCGACTGCTTGCCTCTACCTTTTCGGCTGCTTGCTTCGATCGTTATTCGTCTCGCTTCCTCTATGTATCGTTGAGGGTATGCGCCTGTATCGCTTTCAGGAACGGATTGCTAAGGGCAATCACTCCATAGTGTCCCTGCCATACCTTTTACGGATTGTTTCCGGTATCGAGACCGGACAGGGTAAAACTCTTTCAGATTTATAGCTGCTAACTGCTAAAGGTGTATTCTCAAAGGTTTTTCATCGAAAACTAAACCTGACGTATTTTTTTAATCTCCGCAATATTGAGAACCCATATAGCCTTTACTATTGCTGTAAAATGCGGAGGAAGGAATATTTAAGTCGTTATATTCTTTACTGGGAGTAGCGATAGCGCAATTGGCAAATCTTTCAGCCTGTTCTTTTTTGTACTTTTCATTTAAAGCCTTTTGCGATTCGTTGAAAGAAACAAGTTGCTTTTGCATCTTCCATTCTCTTTTCAAACACTCCGAAAAACTCATACCTTTCTTTTTGCCTACAAACTTGAAGTATCTCCAAGTGCATTTCATTATTTGGCTTAAATTGTACTTTTTCATCGTTTTACTCCTTTTTAGGTATTACTCTTGTTTGGCACTGTCAGAACTTTTTTGTTCCTTTGTGTTATTGTTTATTGTTTGATGTTGCAAATATAAGAGATTTCTTATATATATAAAAATATTATATAAGAAATATCTTTGTTTTTAACTTTTATTATAAGATGTATGATATGTATATAAGTAGATATAACATTGATGAATATATCAATAGATGCTGTAAGATGGGTTTTCTGGAAATCTGTGACTATTCACAAAAAGAGTATAGTAATATAAAAAAAATGAATCTTGATAATAAAGAGATTAGAGAGTACAAATATTTAATAAAAAAATATCAAGATTTCATTCATGAATTTTTATTTTTCCTTACTTCTGGAATGAAGCCATCAGGAATGAAAGAAGAAGATTTTCAAAGAATTATGCCAATCATTAAGCATCTTGTTGATGTTGGTCAAATGAACGTAAACGTTCTAAAGATTTTTGAATAAGGTTTTCGATTTCAATCAATTCATTAAACATTTGCTTCTCATAAGTATCTGTAATATATGGATTGGTAATGTTTGCGATGCAAACGACTTTAAGTCGCAGATTTTCAATCTCAGTCAAAAGTTCGTGAGCTTTTATAACTCTTTTATCATACATACAAATTAAATTAATGTTTTTGCAAATATAAGAAATTTCCTATACAATATGAATGGAGAAGAAATAATAAATAAGATTCTTGAGGAGTTAGATGTTAAAGCTCCGACATTTGCTGAGAAAATAGGAGTATTGTATCAAAGAATTTTTGATATACAAAGAGGAAAAACAAAAAAAATATCTTCTCAGCTTGCCAATGCAATAGTAAGTGCATATCCACAAATCAATTTAACTTGGATTCTTACAGGAGAAGGCGAGATGCTGAATACATCACAGATAAATAATAGCAATGAGAAAAAAGAATTTCAAAATGCAGGTTACATAACTTATCTTCTTCCTATGTCAGCAATGGGAGGCTCACTAACAGGCTTTGGAGCACCAGGTGTTATGCTACAAAATTGTGAGGCTATCGTATCACCTATTGAAAATGTAGATTTCGCAATAACGGTATATGGTGAAAGCATGGCTCCTGAATACCCGTCTGGCTCTAGGATTCTTATCAAAAAAATCAGTCCAGATATATTTATCGAATGGGGGAAAGTCTATGTGTTAGACACTCCAAATGGTGTTATAGTGAAAGAAGTACAGGATTCAGATAAGGAAGGTTATATAACTTGTCATTCAATTAATCCTGATCCGAAATTTAAGCCTTTTGATATACCTATGAATGAGGTATATGGAATGTATCGTGTTTTAATGTGTATGTCGGCTAAATAATCAACTGTAAATATGAATGTTTCTATGGAAAAAATAATAGATGATATTGAAAAAGAAACAAAAGCAAACTTTGTTGATAACCCTCAGAAACGTACTATTTCAGATTTGCATGATAGTTTAAAGTATAGAATGGGTAAGGCTAAAACAATACCTATATTATATGAATTAGCTATTAATGAGAACTATGAAGAATTGCAGAAAAAAGAAATTTCAAAAGAATTTGTTTTAACATATCACTATGAAAATTATCTAGTAAATCTTATTTCCATAGGTGATATTATTGCTTTATTAACAAAATATACATATAAAATAGAAGGAGATGATGATTATTGCACTCTCAAAAAAGTTTTAAATAGAGACAACAAAAAATTCTACCGCACTTTATGTGATAAAAAAATTTATGCAGAACTCGATAAACTGGATAAATATTTAGATGAACCTAGAGAAGAGAGAAACTCAATAATACATAAAGGAAAATCTAATTCGGATGAAATAAAACAATTGAAACAATATTCAAATGCTACACAGCGAAAATTTGATAACGTTTGTAAAAGTCGATATTCCGTTCCTTTATTAAGAAATCCAAATTTACCCCTGAAAACTATGAATGAATTAAATGCTTCTCTTATTAAATATATATCACCAATTTTAGAATCCATTGGCCTGGAATTTAATCAAAGATTTTAAATAAACTAATAAAAAAATATTATGAAGAAGATTATTTTAATGGCATGTGCAATACTTTCTTTATGTTCATGCAGTCAAACAAACGAAGAAAAAGCAAAAGCAATCATCGAAGAAAATCTCCAAAAAACGATGAAAGACTGGTCTAGTTATGAATTTGTAGAAATGACACCATTAGATAGTATTTTTACACTATTTGTAGATACAAAAGAAGGTAAGGAATACAATCATAAAAGAGATTCGATAATGAAAATTAGGGCTGAATATGATTCAAATATTGATTTCCCCGATATATATGGTAATAAAAGAGTTAAAGAAATGAGGGATAGTTTACCCATTTTGAAACAAATGGAAGATGATATAATGAAAGAGGCTGTACTAGCGGAAAAAGCTTATAAGGGAGAATTTATTGGATATAGGACTAAATTCACATATAGAGGAAATAATAGTTATGGAGCTAAAATCATTGGTAAATCATGGTATTTCTTTGATAAAGATATCACTAAAATAACAGATGAGATTTCACTAACTAAATGAATACAATAATTCATACCTGTTCATGTAAGCGAATAGATGATAGTTACTGTTCTCTTACTCCAACCTGCAAAGGGTGGGGATGCCGGTTCCTGAGTACCCCGATAGATAGGCTGCCGAAAACAGATAAAGAGAAAGCTATTATTTTCTCTAAGGTATACCGGGAAGCGAAAGCAAAGGGTGTTCTTGAATGCCCGTATTATCGTTCATTATTCATTGATGAAGTGCTAGAGAATATAACATCAAATTAGACAAGAAAAGAACCTAATTTACCGTTTTATTGTCGGACAATATTTTTTCTGCATCCGTAGCCATCGGAATATCAATATATAAAACAATATTCGTAGACCTGTGTCTAGTTTAGTTTTTGTGTTGGAATGTTCCTACCGGTGGCGATCGGATTAGGAA